GAATACTCTTTCTATCGAAGAACAGCGACAATTTGTTGAAACCATGTATGGTCAGTCTTTGATTGGTGCTGGTACTATTGCTTTAATGAAAAAGAACAAATGGGGTATCTATTCTGAGAAGTATGATTGTCAAGCTGAAGTCGGTGTTTCTGGAGATTCTAGAACTGCAAAGCAACAAGTTAAACGTGTTGAAGTTGGTGTTTCTGGTGATGCTAAGACCAAGAATGTTGCACAGAAACGCGTTGAAGTAGCTGATGAAAAGTTGCTTGCCATGGCTCAAGGTTGTAGTGATCAAGTGGCTCATAATTTGGTCACTGATATTTTGCAGAAGAATACATATCGTTTAACTTATATGCGGGGTGAAAAACGAGTACCATTTGGTAATTGTACATTTGTTCGTGGTTGGGTGTTTGTTATGCCTTATCATTTCTTGCATGCTTTGTATGCACGAAAGTTGGCTCCTGAAGCAATTATTAGTTTTTCTCAGTCAAAGTTTGAGGATATCATTCAGATTCCTCTGTCTCATTTGATGACAGTTGGAGTTGATGGTTTTGAATTGACTAAAAATTGTGAACGTGTTTCGTTTAAGGATGGCACTTATCGTGATTGTGTGGTAGTGAATTTGCACCGTCGAATGTGTCACCCTCATCGTGATTTGGTTAAACATTTTGTCAAGACGAGCGATCAAGGCAGTTTGCAAGGTAGTTTTAATGGTACTCTTGCAACGTTCCACGAAAATGGTAAAGATCTGCATCGTACATATCAATGGTTACAGAAGATTCGACCCTTGGATAAACAAATAACCATTTATTATCCAGAGGATGGTTTTGATTATGGTTCTGAGAGTTACACACAGCGAGATTGTTATGAATATAATGCACCAACGCAGGTTGGTGATTGTGGTTCGATAATCGGACTGTATAACAATCGTATGGAACGTAAACTTATTGGTATGCATATTGCTGGAACTAATCAGGAATATGGTTATGCTTGTCCTTTGACTCAAGAATTGATAGATGATGCATGTGAGAAATTGATTGGAAAAGATTTCCGAAATATTAGCGCGCAATTCTATTATGAGATCCCCAAAAATGTTGATCCGACCGTTGAACCAATTTTACCTGATGGTTTGTTTTGCCCTCTCGGCAAAGCGGATAAGAAAGTTGGTCAAGCTACTAAAACTGCGATAATTCCGTCTTGCATTCAAGGTGAGTTGTCTGAACCTTTTATGAAACCAGCTCTGTTGAAACCCACCATGATTGATGGTGTGTTGCATGATCCATTGTTGAAAGGTTTGAAGAAATGTGGTGTTGATACAGCAGTTTTGTCAGATGAAGAAGTTAAATCAGCAGCTATGGATGTTGCTCAATTGGTTTTAACCCAAACAAACAGCATGATTGATCGTGCAAAGTACCAACGGATTCTTACTTATGAAGAAGCCGTTAGAGGTACAATGGATGATGATTTTATGAAGGCTGTTAATCGTACTACATCTCCTGGTTACCCATATTCTTTACAGAATAAGGGCAAACCTGGTAAAACACGATGGATGGGAAAGGACGAAAAATTTGACTTTGAAAGTATGGAAGCGCAGCAATTGCGTGCAGACGTAGATGAGTTGATTGAAGATTGTCGTATTGGTAA